CTTGTATGCTTTTTAATACAGATGTATTCCTTGATATACCCTATCCTTGGTTTGAACATTACGTTCTAGAGGATGGTAGAGTTGTGGGTGAAGACATTGATTTCTGTAGTAAGATGCAAGATGCTAAGTATGATGTTTTTGTTGATACATCTATTGAAATAGGGCATATTTCTACTATTGAGATCACAAGAGACTTTTATAAACTCTACAAGAAAGTGAAAGGGTTTGAATGGAGACCGCCTCCCCTTGACCCTGATGTACATAATATTAACATTTAAGGAGGCATCATGGCTGTAAAAGTCGGACATCTCGGAAAAGTCACACTTGGAGCAAGTACAATTGTTGGTATGGGTACTTGGTCTCTAAGCGGAATAACAGCTGATCAGATGGAATCATCTGCCTTCGGACAGAATTGGAAGACATACGAGTTCGGAATGAAAGATGGCGGGCAGATTTCATTTAATGGGTTTCTTGACCCAGCCGATGTAACTGGTCAGACTGCTTTACAAAGGGCCAACATAGAAAACACAGACTTAACAAGTCTCAGACTTTATGTTGATAACACATCATACTATGAACCTTGTCAGACAACGTATTATTTTGCTCCCAACTCGCTTTCAACAGGAAATGATACAATTTTGTCAAATGTCAACATTACTTCATACGATATAAGTATGGATAAGGCTGGCCTTGCTACAATTTCATTCACAGCGAAGGTATCAGGTTTGATGGTTCTTATTTAATGATTAAAAGTTTGTGGGGTAGCTATGTTGAGCTGTGGTTATAGCCCCTTGCCACTACTCAGCTACCCCACAATTTACCAACTAATTAAAAGGGGCTTTACTTCCTTCAAGAAAGGGGCTATAGTGAAATGAGACTAAACCTTGATGATTTAAACCCAGGAACATTTTTCCCATTTGATGAATTTGATAATGATAGCGGAGGGGTGACTATCCGTCTTGCAAATGGCGAGAAAATGGAAGAAATTAATAAGAAGACAACAAAGAAGAAAGCTGAGTATCGTAGACATGTTAGACACGAGTATGTAGTTGAAGATGAAAAGAAACGGTCTGAGTTGCTTTGGGATTATGTAATCATTGATTGGAAAGGATTAATCGATGATAAAAATGGTGATGAAATCCCATGTACAACTGAGAATAAAATTAGAATTATGAGAGGATCAGTTAAGTTTTCAAATTTCGTTAGTCTTTGTATTGAGGCGCTTACAACAGAAACAGAGTCTATTGAAGAGGGTTTGGAAAAAAACTGATTGAAGTAGTCGAAAGGCTACACGAAAAACCAGATTGTGATATTTGTGAGAAAACTTGGGCGCTATCAGATAAAGAGCCTAAGTGTGATATATGTATGCCTGTACTTTTGCCTGGAAATAGGCAGGTATTTGATGTGTATATGAAAGTACAGAGCCAGCATATAATGGGTTATGGTGGGCCTGTTGATTTGAATTTCCAGTCAGTCGATTTCATAATGGACTTACTTGGAGTAATTAACAGGAAGGAAGTCTTTGAGAAAGTCTATAAACTCTATGGCGTTTCGCTAAAGAGAATTAAAGAGCAAACTGAAAGCAAAATACCAATTCACCAACAACGACAACCTCAGTTTGATCCAAGACTTCGGAAATACTTTAAATGAGAGTCGGAATAGCGCATGTAGAAGTTAGAGCAAATTTAGCTCAGTATAAAAATGATTTAGCTGATATGGAGTCTAAAACTCTAAAGTCAGCTAACAGAGTTAATGCCTCTTTGAGTAGGCTTGGTGGCTCATATCAAAAAATGGGCACCCAAGCAACAGCATCCTCTAAGGGTGTTGATAATATGACCTCTGCCACCAAAAAGCAGAGTAAATCCCTCCTTACACTAATCCCACATGTTGCTCAAGTAACTATTGCTTATATGGCTATGCGTTCAGCTTGGCGTGGAATTATGTCTGGTATGATGGCTGGCGTTCAATTTGAACAAAAAATGTCTGTCGTCAGGGCTGTTTCTCGTGCTACAAAAGAGGAGTTTATTGCTTTAAAGAAAGAAGCAAGACTTCTTGCAAAAGAAACAGTATTTACTGCTACGCAAACAGCAGATGCATTAAAGTATCTTGCTATGGCTGGTTTTACAGTTAAGGAGCAGATTTCAGCATTGCCTGGTGTTTTACGGCTAGCATTAATTGGCGAGTTAGAGCTTGGTAGGGCTACTGATATTGCTACAGACACATTAAGGGCTTTTGGTCTTGAAGCAGAAGAACTTAATAGGGTCAATGACGTTTTTGTGTCCATTATTACAAGGTCTAACACAAATATAGAGATGATGGGACAAGCTATGAAATTTGCTGCCCCTGTTGCTAAGGCTCTTGGGTATGAGATAGAGTCAGTAGCAGCTATGATAGGCACACTTGCTACTGCTGGTGTTAAAGCTGGTATTGCTGGTAGGAATTTACAGCAGGCATTTGTAAGGACTACAAAAGCAGCAAAAGGTGCTGGACTAGCTATTGGCTCACAATTAATGGATGTTATTAAGAGTTATGCAACTGAGCAGGAAAGGCTAGCAAAGAAAATAGGAACTGTAGCTGCTGCTGAATATATAGCCACTAAGATAAGAAAAGATTATGGTCTTATAGCTTTAAAAAGTATTCTCATCTTAAAAGATAATGTTGCAGCATATGAAAAATTAGAAGAAGCTGCAATGTCATCGACTGGTGAGTCTGCTAAAGCAGCAATGATAATGCAAGATAATGTTGATTCATCATTTAAGCTTTTGAAATCTGCTCTTGCTGAAATCTCTATAAGTATTTTTGAAAAATATAGTGATAGCACAGTTAATTTTCTTAATTCAACAACTGATGCATTGAAAAATAACTCTGAGAAAGTTTCTGAATGGGCACGTGATATAATAAATGCTTTTGGTGGGATAACAGGTGCAATTGGGCTTGCCATAACTGGATGGGGTGAAATATTTGGTCTTATGGATAAGCTTGGTGAAGAACGATTTGGCACTAAGTGGGACTTGTTAAAAGATATCCTTAACCCAATCAAAGCATGGTCTTATATAAATGATACTTTAAAGCTTGTATCTGAAGGTGGGATAGATGCTGTCCCAACACAATCAGATTACGAGGCAGAATTTGGTAAAGATGATACTGGTGGCCGGAAAACAGCAAGATGGCTCAGAGAAGAATCAGAAAGAAGGGTAATTGCTTTACAGTCTGAAAATAGAGAGATAAGACTTCAAGAGGAACTTCTTAAAGAGATTGTTAAAGTTGAAGAAGAAAAGTTTGCCATGATAAAAAAGAATGCTCCTTATTGGGATATTACAAAGTTTAAACAGGATCAGCTTGTTTTATCTGGTATAGATGATGCTATTGTGGACTTAGTAAGCAAACTAGACCCTGCATCTAAAAAGGCATATGATGCTGCAGAAGCAGCATATAATTTCGAGAAAGCTATACGATCAGAGTTTTCTGCTATAGCTGAGATGAGTGACAAGCAAAAAGCTTTAATGGAAGAAGGGGTAAAATTAAGGATAAAACAAAATAATACATTAGTTTCTGCTCAAGAGAATGCCCTCAAGAAAATTGATAAGGATATTACAAAATATGCCCTTAAAACAATAAAGACAGAAGAGGGTAAATTTGCAAAGATGTTGGTTGAGTTAGATACATGGGAACAGGCCGCTATTGATACTTATAAAAAAGCAGGCAAAGATATAAGCATCATAACTGATGTTGCTGAGAAGGAAAGAGAAAGAATAGCATCAGAAGAAACAGTATTTCTAGCGAAGGAAGCAGAGAAGCAGATAAAGACTGATAGAGCAAAGCACAATGAGATGCTAAGGAATGCTAAAGAGCACCAGGAACTTCTAAAGAAACTTCATGAGATTGGGTATCTAGATGATGCTAATTATATTCACCAATCAATCCAATTAAATAAATTGACTCTTGATGCAGAGGAAGAAAAATGGGCAAAAATACTTCAAAGTGATAGTAAGGCTCACCAACTTAGACTTCAAGCTGATAAGGAATTTCAAGATAGTTTAGTTGCAAATACAAAAGCGGGTACAGATGCTCAAGTAGCAATAGTAACAACAGCAACGGCTGCGATAGTATCATCAACGATGCTTAGCACTTCTGGTATGCAATTACTTGCTGCATCTTGGAATACATTATCAGGAGATAGGGTTAATATTGCACAAGCAGAAGGTATGCCTGCTGGTGTTGGAACATCTCTTGTTCCTGTTTATGGAGGTGGAAGACAACAGATATGGACTTATGATGGCCAAGAGTATTCATCAGTTGAAGCAGTTATGGCAGCTGTCAATGACGCCTCATCTGCATCTCCAGGCACTGGTACAGGGATTAGTACAGGTGGCACTTCTTACAATGATATATCATCAATATCAGATCGGTTTGGAGATTTTATTACTGGCAATGAAAGAGAGAATTGGGGCATAACAGAATATGCAAATGAATTTATGATGCTATTTGCTGCCTTTCAATCAGGAGGAACATTTGACCAGCAGGTTACAACGCTTGAGGATATGCTTGATATCCTTATCATATTAGATGATCTTCAAGCTAAAGAATTAGCAGCTATGGAAGCTGCTGTTGCTGCAATTAAGGCACAGAATGAAACAATATCTACTTGGTTATTTGG